TTAATAATAACAATCAACAAATAAAAGGAGAGTTCACTATGTGGGACAATTATTTTAAGTCTTGGGAAGATATGTGGTCATACAAATCTTTCAAGAAAACAATCAATAACTACAATCAAAAAGTTATTAATTTTTGGAAAGACGCTATTGAAGACATTACTAGTTCTAATAAAAAAGATAATGATTAAATTTTTAAAAAAATATATTTGTAAAATTTTTCACAACAAAAAATGTGTTTGTTGGTATAAAAAAATTGAAAGCGGCACTTTGTAATGCCTAAAAAAAAGATAACGCCAAAACAATACGCAGATGTATCAACTGGTGTTCGTCTTTCTTCACACGAAAAACTTTGTGCAGAACGAATGAAACAATTGCACGAAAGTATTTCAGAGTTAAATAGAGAAGTTAAACAATTAAGACAAGATGTTTCTAAAGGTAAAGGAGCAGTTAGTCTTCTTGTGTTTATATCAACAATAATTGCGACAACTGTTGGATATTTCCAATTTAAAGGATAATTATGTTTAAAATAATGGCATTAATGTGCGTATTCGCAGTTAATGGACAAAATTTATGTCTTGTTGGAGATATACCATCTAGTAAATTTAATACTAAACAAGAGTGTTTAAATGCAGTTATGAATATAATAAATTTTACAGACGAAGATTTTAAAAGCAGAAACATTGGTATGGAAATGCAATGTGTAAAACTACCAGAGAACGTTTAATATGGCATTTCCAATATTAAGTGCACTAAAATTAGCGGCAGAAGCTGGAAGCCATATTTACAAAAAACGTCAGCAAACTAAAATGTTAATGGCTGATGCTCAAATGAAACACGCTGAAAAAATGGCTAATGGTGAAGCTGAGTATGCAGGTAAATTATTAGAAGCAAGACAATCAGATTGGAAAGATGAATTTGTTTTAATAATAATTTCTTTACCAATAGCTGTCCTAGCTTGGGCTGTTATTAGTGATGACCCAGAAGCTTTAGAAAAAATTAAATTGTTTTTTGAATATTTTTCACAATTACCAAGTTGGTTTACAAATTTATGGATATTAGTAGTTGCAAGTATTTATGGAATAAAAGGAACTCAGATATTTAGAGGTAACGATAAAAAATAAGTATGAAATGCTAAGTAAATGGAATTCATTAACGAAGGTTCTTTTCAAGAATACGATTACAATCAAGAAAACGAAGAATGTGAGTGGAAACAAGTAACTGAGTATTGGAGAAAATAGATGGCTAAACAAAAATTTTTACATTTTGAACCGAGACAAAAGCCTAAAAAAAGAAAAGGAAGAAATGCAAAACGACCAAATAAAAAACAACAACGTAAAAAGTACAGAGGACAAGGAAGATAAAAATAATTTAGACCAAATTATTAAAGAGTTGCCTCAATTGTTAGTTAGACACGCTTATACAAAATTAAAATCAGGTCAAGAATTAACAGCTTCAGAAATGAAAGTATGTTTAGAGGTTTGTAAAACATATAGTACAGATAGTTTACAAAAGAAACCTGAAAATATACTAGAAGACGTTCCTTTTGATATAAATGAATAGTAAACTTAAAAATTTTAAAAACTTTTTGTATCTTTGTTGGAAGCATTTAAATCTTCCAGAGCCAACACCTATACAATATGATATAGCTGATTACTTACAGTCTAAAGATAAAAGACTTGTAATTCAAGCTTTTAGGGGTGTAGGTAAATCTTGGATTACTTCAGCATTTGTTTGTCATCAATTATTATTAAACCCACAACGTAACATCCTTGTAGTATCTGCATCTAAAAGCAGGGCTGATGATTTCAGTACATTTACACAAAGATTAATTGGTGAAATGCCAATATTAAAACATTTACAACCTAAAGATAATCAAAGACATTCTAAGGTATCGTTTGACGTAGCACCAGCTACCGCATCACACGCACCTTCAGTTAAGTCTATGGGTATCACAGGTCAATTAACAGGTTCACGAGCAGACTTAATTATTGCGGATGACGTAGAATCTGCTAACAACTCACAAACTCAATTAATGAGAGACAGATTAGGTGAGACAGTAAAAGAATTTGATGCGATTATTAAACCTGAAGTAGGTCGTATTATATTTTTAGGAACACCACAAACAGAAATGTCATTGTATAATGATTTAGAAGAACGTGGTTTTAAAACTAAAATATGGACAGCATTATATCCTACTAAGGCACAATTGATAAGCTATGGGCATAAGATAGCGCCTATGATTGCAGAGATTACAGATAAAGAAGGTAAACCAACAGACCCTAGAAGATTTGATGAAGTTGACTTATTAGAACGTATGTCATCTTATGGTCGTTCTGGATTTAACTTACAGTTTATGTTAGACACAACAATGTCTGATGCAAACAGGTATCCTTTAAAATTAAACGATTTAATTGTGTTATCAGGTTCTTCAACTTGGAAGGAAGCACCAGCTAAATTACAATGGGCTTCCGGTGTAGAACAAATAAAAGGCATTGACCCTGATATACCAAACGTAGGTTTAAAAGGCGATTATTATGTAGCACCAATGCATATAAGTCCTGAGTTTACGCCTTTTGAGGGTTCTGTTATGTCTATTGACCCTTCTGGTCGTGGGGAAGACAAAACAGCGTATGCGGTGCTCAAAATGCTTCACGGAGTGCTTTATTTGACTGCTATAGGAGCTTTAGAAGGTGGTTATAGCGAAGATACTATGGCTAGATTAGCTCATATTGCTAGAGAACAAGATGTTAACTATGTTGTAATTGAGAGTAACTTTGGTGATGGTATGGCTACACAGTTATTAAAACCTGTAATGGCTAAGATACATCCTTGTGAAATAGAAGAAGTAAGACATAATATTCAAAAAGAAAAGCGTATCATTGATACATTAGAACCTATTATGAACAGCCATAGATTGGTTGTTGATGATTTACTTATTAAAGAAGACTTTAAACTAGAACCTGACCATCAGTTGTTTAGACAGATGACTAGGATAACTAGAGACAAAGGAGCTCTAAGACACGATGACCAAATTGATGCTTTGGCTATTGCCGCTAATTATTGGGTTGAACGTATGGACAGAGACCAAGTCTTATCATATAACCAACACAAAGAAGATTTGCTTGACAGAGAACTTGAAAAGTTTATGGAATCAGCAATTGGAAAAGAACCACAAGAGGATAGATTTATATAATATGGACATTTACAAAGATTACCCACATATGCAAGCTGTTGCTAAACGTATTAAAAAACACGAAGGTTTTAAACTTAATACTTATAATTTAGCATATAATGATGTTGATGGTAAATATATTAAAGAAGATTTTAAAACAGGTGGTTATGGTCACCGTATGTTAGAAGGAGAAGTTGCACCAGATACTAAAGAAGGCTGGGAGCAAATATTTGAACAAGACTTTAGAAAGTCATTTGAAAGTGCTAGTAAGTTAGTTGATAAAGACAATACAGACCCAGTAGCACTAGGTATAGTAACCGAAATGGTATATCAAATGGGTTCTGAAGGTGTGTCTAAATTTAAAAACACGTTAAAGTTGATTAATAATAAAGACTATGCAGGCGCATCTAAAGAAATGTTAGATAGTAAATGGGCTAAACAAACACCAGATAGAGCTGTTAGGTTGTCTAATTTGATGTTAAGTATAAGTAAGTAAACATAGTTATACCTGTTAACCCTTGCTTATATCTTATACGGGTACCTAAATATTTAGTAGAAAATTCTGAGGGGGTATATCGTATATGACGACACCGAGTTTCCCCCGTATATCTTCACTTTTTTCGGCGTTGATGTACCCATAGGCACACATAATGTGACCTAAAAGCCACACTTAATGGGTAACTAAGGGCTCACTGCGGCGGCGGGCGTGCAAAAATGTTTTGTTGCGTGCGTGAGCTAGTCTGTTTTTTTAGTTTAAGGAACAGGCGTACACATAGCCTTTAATGACACATAGAGACACATAGAGACACATAGAACACTTTAAACTAACCTTGAGCCACACATTAAATTTTTAATTAAAGTACCCGTATTAGTATAAACAGGCTTTACAGGTATATAGTATAGAGTAATAGTAGTAGTAAGTATTATTTAGGGTAATACTTAGGGTACTACTTAGGGTACTACTTAGGGTACTACTTAGGGTACTACTTAGGGTACTACTTAGGGTAGTATTAAAGTTATGCTCACTTACTTATTTATTAAAGTAATAGTAATAAAGACAATATACAAAGATATGCCTGTTTTTTTCTAAATTGGCACATTTTGACGCACATAGCAATTATTTTGTTTTTGTTGTTGACATTGGCTTTTAACTATGAAATAAGGCTTATAGTTTATTTTTTGTTTATTTTTTAAAACTTTAAACCATAAAAAAATATAGAGCCATACACGGTCACGCCTACAGTTAATAGGCTTAATCTGGGCTAGTTGTCTTTAAAGTGTATGGGAAACCCTCGCAAGCCAAAGGCGGACGCTCTGCAAGCGTAGTAGGTTGGTTAGTTGTTTGTATCATAGTTTTTCTATGACTGATGAGCAGAAAGTAACTGCGAAACAGACAACGGTCAAAGGCGATAGAGGAACCCTAGATAAGTAGCAATGTTTTCGGACAGTTGAACCGCACTAGGATTGACCAAAGCCCTCGTTCTCGTATTTCTTCGTGGGGTTAATTTCGAAGATACCAGAGGTTTAATTGCGACCTCTAAAATATACTCTGTAATTCTCTGCGGCGGGCAGAGGTATACCCGCCAAAAAACAAACAAACTAAATGAGGTATAAAATGGATATAGCACAAATAATGTTTCCTAAATATGATAATCAAGGTTATAAATTAACAACGCCTACAATGCTAAAAAAAGAAATTTGTAAAAAGTTTGGCGGTTGTACCATATCTGACGGAAACGGCGCTTGGATTAGTGACAAAGGCAAATTGTATGATGAGCCTATTTCTATTATTCAAATAGCTTACAAAAATACTTCTAAAAACAAAAAATTTATTAAAGAATTAATTGTTAAGTATGGTAAGCTCTCAAAACAGGAAGCTGTTTTTTTATCTTTAAACAATAAAGCAAAAATTATAAATTTAAAGTAACACTGATGAGGTTTTATTAACCGAAACTGAGCGGCGCAGATTTGCCGCTTAGTCTGTTGCATAGCAACTTTTTAAACACAAACAAAC